GGTCTAGCGACAGCGACCCCCAACACGGTCGGGCGAAGCCCGAGTGGTGCGGGCAGGGGGTAGACCATGAGGAGATAGGCGATATGTTAGGGGACAGTTGGTCGGGTCAGTCATGCAGCAAGACTTGGAGTAGGTAGATAATGCAAAAGCGGCAACCCAGACGCAACGCATTGGATTGCATTATTGCAAAGGGTGTTGCAAAATTGCTACTTGATTTTACTTGACGAACCCTCTTAAACTCCGCTTAGCGGGTCAATGAATAGGAACATTATGGGTAACGCAGTTAAGAATCCTGAGACTGGTCTGACAGCCAAGCAAGAAGCGTTAGTTGAACACCTCGTAGCAAATGGCGGGACTGTGAAAGATGCCGCTCATGTGGCTGGCTATGCTGATGGTGACTCAGGAAGGGTGAGTGCTTCCAAAGCTTTAGCCCTCCCCCATGTCCAGTCGTATATGATGGAACGCATGCGACAGGAGTTGGGCGTTAAAGCGACACTAGCCGCCCACCAAGTAGCCCGTCTCGCTGTCAATGCCAAGTCTGAGTATGTCCAGCTTGAAGCCAGTAGAGATATACTGGACAGGGCGGGTCTCAAAGCCCCTGAGAAGCATATGCACTTGCATGCAGGAGACATCAAGGTCGAGATTGACTTAGGCTAGAGACAGAATGTTTCTGTATATCAATCGCACTGGTAGTGGGGTGGGGGGGCAAAAACCCTTACGGGTATCTTGCAATGTGGTCCCATACAAACATTTTTCCTTCTCAAGGCTCGTTAAAAAAGGTAACATCTCCCAATGAGTGAACTTATGCAAAAAGGGTTTAACACCCTAGACCGGACATTCCTTGAGACTGGAAAGCTTAAGACTGAAGATGTTCCGCCAGAAGTTCTGTATTATTTTTCGGAAGCCTGTAGGCTCGCACCTAATGCCGAGCGTCTTGGTGACTGCTTTTTCCCCTTCCCCCTCCCAGAATTTTTAGACCCAGTAGAAGTGCGTGGTAAAAACTTGCGCTTTGAAGACTCTGTTAATATCCGCATACCTGATGAGTTTGTTGATGTGGGTGACATTCCAGAGATAGAATATTCTGATGATCCCTTTTTGCAGACTGGGCCGCTATCTACGCGCAGATACACCCGCATGAAGGAGGAGGTAGGAAAAATTTATAAGGACTTCGGGGCTGAGGATAAAACCACTGGCATAACACCTCCCTTGCAAGAGATGAACATTCCTGAACAGGTCAAGCAAGACCCACTTGGCGCAGACTTTACTGGACAGATGAGGCCAGTCGATGAGTAAGAAGACACGCGCTGGTATTAAGAACCTCAAGTGCAATAAACCGAAACGCACTCCTAACCACCCAAAGAAGTCGCATGTTGTGAAGGCTTGTGAGGGAGGGAAGGAAAAGATTATCCGTTTTGGTGAGCAAGGTGCTTCTACTGCTGGCAAGCCGAAGGCTGGAGAGTCAGCGCGTATGAAAGCAAAGCGGCGTAGCTTCAAAGCGCGTCATAGAAAAAACATTGCCAAAGGCAAGATGTCTGCGGCATACTGGGCTAATAAGGTTAAATGGTGATTTAGATGGCTGACAATCAAAAGGCTAAGTTTACAAGTCTTATTCCTCAGGCGATTAAGCAAGCAGAGCGTAAGGTTTCTAGCAAGCTTAATAAAAACGATCATAACTCAACGTTTCGCAATCAAGAGTTAACTGCCGCAAAAACTCTTTTGAAGAGTGCTGGTGTATCTGCAACTGAGAAAGAGATAAAAAATAGGCTTTCTATGACTGCTGGCAGTGCTTGGCGTATTCTTAAAAAACGCCGTGAAGAGGCAAAAAACAAACCAACTATGTTTACTAATAATCCTAAGTTTGGGGCTAAGTAATGCCTAGCGTAGCTGGAAAGAAATACCCATACACCCCTGCTGGCATCAAAGCGGCTAAGAAAGCTGCCGCCAAGAAGAAGGGGAAAAAGAAATCAATGTTGAAAGGATATGGTAAATGAGCAAGCTTTATAAAATTGATGGTTCGGAATACATCAGCAAAGATTATTTCGTTCTTCCTGATGGTCGCCCTCACTCAGGCAAGTCGTTCACCACTGATAGTGTTCGCCTGTTTACGGAAGAGGAACTTGCTGATCGTGGCGTGAAGGCAGTAGCCCATGTGCCGGAGAAGCGCGTTCAAAAAGTAAAAACAAAAAACACCCCCACCTCCTTGCGTAAGTTGAAGGAAGAAGAGAATGGCGGTTAATGAAGCTGGCAACTACACCAAGCCGGGGATGCGTAAGAATCTTTTCGAGAAAATTAAACGCGGCGGCAAGGGTGGCTCACCGGGGCAATGGTCTGCACGCAAGGCTCAGATGCTCGCGCGTGAATACAAGGCTCGCGGTGGAGGCTATACTAGCTAATGAAAGCCCCGCAAAAATCTCTTCGCGCTTGGACAAAACAGAAGTGGCGGACTAAATCAGGCAAGCCCAGCACTCAGGGTTCTGAGGCTACTGGTGAACGCTATTTGCCAGAGAAAGCAATCAAAAGCTTGAGCGATGAAGAGTATGCTCGCACCACCGCAAAGAAACGTGCGGCTCGTCGTGCTGGCAAACAGTTCTCAAAGCAGCCAAAAGGTATTGCTGAGAAGACGCGGAAACATCGCCGTGTCTAAGCAAGAAATCCGCAAGTTGCGAAAGAAGGCAATCAAAGTGCAGAACAGTAGTTCGCGCAAGATGTCTTTTTCCGAAGCTATGCAGGAGGTAAGGAAGGTAACAGATGAGTTTTCTACACACAATAAGTGAGCAAGAGCGTCGAGTCTTACGCAACATAGTTAAGAAGGTTCACCTCAAGCACCACCCCAAAGAGTTCTGCACTGACTATGAAGCTGACAAGCTTATCTCGATTATTGCTCCCGATGTGGTTGAGCGTTTAATCAAAGTCGGCGTGGATCATAAAATTGACGAACTTTAAGTATAAGCCGGATGGCGATGTCCTAAAGGAGTTTATGAAGGACGATACCTTCTTCCGTGGCATTCGCGGCCCGGTAGGCTCTGGCAAATCTGTTGGTTGCTGTGTTGAGGTTTTCCGCCGTGCTTTGGCGCAGCAGAAAAACGATGACGGAATACGCCGCTCACGCTGGGCTATCATTCGTAACACCAACCCACAGCTAAGAACTACAACCATTAAGACTTGGCTTGACTGGTTTCCCGAAGATCAGTGGGGCAGATTCCAGTGGTCAGTTCCCTACACACACCACATCAAGCAGGGCGACTTAGACCTTGAGGTTATCTTTCTTGCTCTCGATAGACCCGAGGATGTAAAGAAACTCCTGTCATTGGAGTTGACCGGCATTTGGATTAACGAGGCGAGAGAATTGCCGAAGTCAATCATTGATGCTTGCACCATGCGTGTTGGTCGTTTCCCCTCTATGCGAGAGGGCGGTCCGACTTGGACTGGTGTCATTGCTGATACTAACGCCCCAGAAGAAGATCACTGGTGGCCTATTATGTCTGGCGAAGTTCCCATCCCTGACCATATCTCTGCTGATGAAGCGCGCATGATGGTGAAGCCAGACAACTGGAGTTTCTACACACAGCCTGCGGGAATGGTAGAAGAGAAAGATAAAGAAGGTTCTATCCAAGACTATGTGCCTAATAAGCAGGCAGAAAACCAGAAGAACCTGATGAAGAGTTATTACCCCAACCTTATCAGGGGTAAGACTAAAAGCTGGATTGATGTCTATGTTATGAATAAGCTAGGACAGATAAATGATGGGAAGCCAGTATATCAAATGTTTGCACCAGACTTACACATCGCTAAAGAAGAAATACCTGTCGCTGCTGGAGTTCCGGTCTTTATTGGTCTTGACTTTGGCCTTACTCCTGCTGCTGTGTTTGGTCAGCGTGTCCGTGGTCGTTGGCTAATACTGCAAGAGATTGTGGCTTTTGATATGGGTATTGTGCGATTTGCAGAGTTACTCCGGCAAGAGATTGCTACCCGCTATAATGGCTGCGAAGTAAATATCATTGGCGACCCTGCGGGTGATTTCCGCGCGCAAACAGATGAAAGCACTCCGTTCCAAGTGCTTCGAGGTGCTGGACTTACTGCGCGTCCTGCACAATCCAATGATGTTTCCTTGCGTATTGAGGCTGTGGCTGGCACACTTAACCGTTTGGTTGAGGGCAAGTCGGGTATCTTAATAGATCCGCGATGCAAAGAGTTGATCAAAGGTTTTGATGGTGGCTATGGGTATCGGCGTATGCAAGTTTCCGGCGAACGTTACGACGATAAGCCCGATAAGAATAGGTTTTCTCATATCCATGATGCGTTACAATATCTAATGCTAGGTGGTGGTGAAGGCCGTGAAGTCCTCGGAAATAACAAGACCGCTAAACCATTTACTATGAAGCGGGACTTTGATATATTTACACGGAAACCCAAGCAAGGGAAACAAAGTTTTTGGAATAGGATGAAGTAATGGGACTGCCTAGTAGTGTAATCCAACGCAATAGAGAGGCGGCTGCAAAACGCAAACGCGAAGCTAAACAAAGCCTTATTTCTGAACTTGGTTTAGCGGAAGGCATTGACCCGCAAATCGCCCAAGCAGTTTTTAGTCGGGTTGCTGACCCTGTTACTTCTTATCGAGCTGGCAAAGCTGTCAGGAGAACTTACACAAAACAACAAACAGCAGATCTTTTTACAAAAGCTTATCAAGCGGAGTTAGCAAAAATTGGACAGCCGGAGCTTGCAGAAGCGGTTGCTGCTGGTTCTGATCCTCGAACAGTTGAGGCGTTAAAAACAAGTTTGGTTTCTTCTTATACTACCCCTCAAGTGCCTAGACAAGGTGGCATGGCTCAATACAGAGCGGCTGCCGCAAGGCGGCGCGAAGAGGCTGTTGCAAAACAAACCCAAGAAGCAAAAAATATTTTGTCCTCTGATGTTGCAAAGCAACCGGAACTTAAACAAATTCGTCGCCGCAGAGAAAAAGCTGTAAAGCAGACCGCTATTGGCATGACACGCAAACGCGGCAAGGCATCACTTCTTTCTAGTCAAGGTGGCGGTGCTGGCTTCTTTCAAAGGTATTTTAAATAATGGACAAGACAGCTAAGCATTACATCAAGAAGTATGAGACTGCGCGAACTCAACGCACTCCCTTTGAAGATCTTTTCCAAGAGTGTTATGACTATGCTCTCCCCCAGCGCGAAGGCTTTTACTTCAATGCTCCGGGCCAACGCCGTGATGATCGCATCTTTGATGAGACTGCGGTAGTCGGTGTTCAGGAGTTTGCATCACGTTTGCAGTCTGGCCTTGTTCCTAACTTTGCGCGTTGGTCTGACTTGGTTGCTGGCTCAGAAGTGCCGCCCGAAGAAACCGATGAAATCAACAACAGCCTCGATGAGGTCACAGAATATATTTTTGAGATTCTTGCAAACAGTAACTTTGCCCAAGAGGTGCATGAGTCATTTATGGACTTAGCTGTCGGAACTGGCTGCTTGCTGGTTGAAGAGGGTGATGCAGTAAATCCAATCCGCTTTAGTGCTATTCCCCTTCCCAAAGTCGTTCTTGAGAACGGCCCTGATGACCGCATCGACCATGTATATCGTGAGCGTGAAATTCGCCATAACGACATAAAGATTGTTTACCCCAAAGCAAAACTCTCCCCCAAGATGCAGGATATGATTAACCGCAATGGTGAGGAGAAGTGTAAGGTTCTTGAGGTTGTGTGCCGTTTGTATGACAAGCCCAACCAAGAGCGTTACGGCTACTACGCCATTGATAAAACTCATGGCGAGTTAATCTTTGAAGACACCTTTGAAGGTGTAGGCAGCAACCCGTTTGTTTGCTTCCGTTGGTCTAAAGCTGCTGGCGAAGTATATGGTCGCGGCCCATTGGTAAACGCTTTGTCTGCAATCAAGACAACTAACCTTACAATTCAGCTTGTATTGGAAAATGCACAGATGGCTATCTCTGGCATTTACCAGATGGACGATGATGGGATTATTAATGTCGATACGATCAATCTTGTTCCGGGGACTGTCATCCCTAAAGCACCGGGTTCGGGCGGTTTGCAGCCGATTGCTGCTGCCGGAAGCTTTGATGTTGCCAATCTTGTTCTTAACGACATGCGGATGAACATTAAGCGCGCATTGTATAATGACATGCTTGGTGATCCGAATCGAACACCTGCTACAGCTACCGAGATTGCAGAACGCATGGCTGACTTGAGCCGCCGTATTGGCTCTGCCTTTGGCCGCTTGCAAGCAGAGATGGTTCAGCCGATTCTGCAACGTGTAGTTTATATCTTGCGTAAGCAGGGTCGCATTGATCTCCCAACAGTTAATGGTCGCGAAGTAAAAATCCGGAGTGTATCTCCTTTGGCGCAAGCCCAATCTAATCAGGACATCACAACTGTTGCGAGATTCCTTGAAGTAGTCGGTGCAAACTTCGGGCCGGAGATGGTCAACTTGCTTATCGACTCGGAAGAAACTGCGGTTTACTTAGCTAAGAAGTTTGGCGTTCCTGACAATCTAATCAGAGACGAAGCCGAGCGTGAACAGATTCAACAGATGCAACAGCTTATGGCGCAGATGCAAGCGCAGCAACAAGGTGGTGGTGTGGTATAAATGTCACATATTGGAGTAGATGGTTTTCCTCGACCACAAAAAGAGGATGAAAAGATTTCGATGGATATTAAAGCCTTGCTCGGAACTCCGGCAGGCAAAGAGGTTCTTCGCTATCTCCGCTCTATTACATTAGATGCGGTAGCTGGTGGAGGCATTAGCGATGCCGAACTCCGTCACTTGGAGGGGCAACGCTTTATAGTTGCGCTGATTGAGCGGCGCATTAAACACGCAGAAAAGGTAGAAAGCAAATGAGTGAAGCAACAGATAATGTGGAAGCACAAGCTGAAGCACCTGAAGCCGTAACGACTGAGGTAGCAGATAGCCGCCCTGAGTGGCTTCCCGAAAAATTTAAGTCGCCAGAAGACTTGGTAACTTCTTACACCTCCCTAGAAAGCAAGCTAGGTAAGGGGCAAGATGAGTTGCGCGAGTCTATTATGGGTGAGATTGAGCAAGAAGCTTTTGCTAATCGCCCAGAATCTTCTGGTGATTACACTCTCCCAGAGGGTGCAGATGAGCTAGCAGATGACCCTAATGTAGATTGGTGGGCAAACTTTGCTTGGGAGAATGGTTTCTCACAAGATGAGTTTAACGAAGGTCTGGCTCGTATGATGCCCGACCAACCCGACCTTGACGCTGAGTCAGCCAAACTGGGTGATAATGCCGAAGCTCGTATTGAAGCTGTGGCACTGTGGTCGCAAAAAAATGTTCCTACTGAACTTAGTGATGAGATTATGCGTCTTGGTGAAACTGCTGGGGGTATTGAACTCCTTGAGCATTTCATGGGTGCAATGTCTGACACATCTGTTAGCGGCGAAGTTACTGCCCCGACAGTATTGGATAAGGCTGAGTTGGAGTCTATGATGAAAGACCCGCGCTACTGGGATAACACTCGGCGCGATGCAGCTTTTGTCAAACAAGTTGACGAGGGCTTTGCCAAGCTTTACAAATAAGTAATACACGAGACCCCTCCTGAACACCGTCCCTTTTTTGATTGGGGCGGTGTTCTTTTTTTATATTGCTAAAATACATTCTTTCGGGCATTATTCTTTTGTTAGAGGCCCGATACGCTGCGGATAGCCCGGAAACGGATAACTAGATGAGGCATCGCACGGACAACCATTCCTGACATTGTAACTGAAACTTCTAAACTGGAGAATGAAAATGGCTAATACTATTGATCAAGCCTTCATCACGCAGTTTGAATCTGATGTTCATTTGGCGTATCAGCGTATGGGGTCTAAACTCCGTAACACTGTCCGTCAGGTTAATGGCGTAACGGGTTCTACTGTTAAATTTCAAAAAATCGGCAAAGGTGCTGCTAATACCAAGTCTCGTAATGGCGATGTTACTGGCATGGAAGTCGCACACACCAACGTCACTGCAACTCTGACTGATCACTATGCACCTGAGTATATTGATAAGCTGGACGAACTGAAAACCAACATTGACGAACGTCAAGCTGTTGCTCAGTCGGCCGCTTATGCTCTGGGTCGCAAGACTGATGAGTTGATTGTTGCTGCTCTCGACGCTGGCGCAAACAGCACCCAAATCGCAGACACTGCTGGCGCGCTTGTAAAAGCCGACCTGCTGACTCTGTTCGAAACAATGGGTTCTGCTGACATTCCGGAAGATGGCAACCGCTATCTTGCAATGTCTCCTGCTGGTTACGCTGACCTGTTCAGCATCACCGAGTTCGCATCTAGCGATTTCGTTGGCGACCAAAACCTTCCGTTTGCTGGCGGCATGACAATGAAAGAGTTCTTGGGCTTCAAGATCTTCTCAACGTCTGCTGTTGCTGGCGGTAAGAACTTTGCCTACCACAGCTCTGCTATTGGTCTGGGTGTTGGTTCTGACGTTCAAACCGAAGTGAACTATGTGCCGCAGAAAGTGGCTCACTTGGTCACTGCTCACATGAGCATGGGTTCTGTTGGCATTGATGACAACGGCATCTACGAGGTTCTGGACAACAACTAAGTCTGGTTGGGGAGCGGTAGGAGACTGCTGCTCCCCCCTTTCTTAAGAGGTAAATATGTCTTCTACTGCTGCAACTACTGGTATTGACATTTGCTCACGGGCATTGATTTTGATTGGCGCAGATCCAATTACATCATTTACTGAAGACACGACTGAAGCTTTAGTAGCTTCAAACTTATATGAAGATGTAGCTCGTTCTCAGTTGTGCCGCACACGCTGGCGGTTTGCTACCGAACAAGCACAACTTGCAGCACATTCTGATGAACCTACTGGGCGTTTTGACATTGCCCATCAACTACCTACAAATCTTTTGATGATTAATGCGATCACTATTGCTGATCAACCCATTAAATATACAGTTTATGGCGACATGGTTTACAGCGATAGCTCTCCTACAGACGAGCTTATATGTGATTACATTTATCGAGCTGATGAAGCTGAATGGGCTTCATATTTTATTATTGCGCTTGAGCATCACTTAGCAAGTATTTTTGCTACTTCTATTGCTCGCGATGCTGGGCTTGCTAGTTTATTTGAAGCAAAAGCTGACGACCTTATGCGTAAAGCTAAAAGCATTGATAGTCAGCAACACACAACGCGTAAGCTTACAACTTCGAGGTTCTTGACTGAAAGGCTGTCATAATGGCGAAGATTAAGATTCCGCTTCACAGCTTTCAGTTTGGCGAACTTAGCCCATCTTTTACATCCCGCGTAGATGCTGCTGTGTATCAGGCTGGCGCGCAGAAGGTGCGTAACTTTATTATCATCAATGAGGGTGGTGTAAAGAAACGTGCTGGCGGTGAGTTTATCTACAAGTTTAGCGATACTGTAACTCCTGCAAACGAGTTAGAGATTCGCATCGAGCCGTTTATCTTTTCGGATGACGAGCGGTATATTTTTTGCTTTAAGAATAATGCTCTTGATATTTTCTTTATTAACCCGACTACAGGTGAGGTAGATACTACCCCTGTTAGTTTGTCTGGCTCTAGCAATTGTCCGTGGACAACGGCAAAGCTAAAAGAAATTACAATGGCTTCTTCTGGCGATGTAACAATCATCTGCCATGAAACTTTTCCTCCTCGGATTATTCGCCGGACTGGATTGAAGACCTTTGTCTCTGAAGTGTTTGAGTTTGAGGATAATGGTAATGATGATTCTCCAACACATCCCTACTACAAATTCCAAAAGGGTGGTGTTACACTAGACCCGGCGGCTACGTCCGGCACTGGCATTACCGTTGTTGCAAGTAGTGATTATTTTGTATCGGGTCATGTAGGATCGTATTTGTTAATTGGTAATACGCCTTGTGAGATTAAAACTTATGTTAGCGCAACTGAAGTTACTGTCGATATTACTGGCACGATACTTCGTCGCCTTGCGCCAGATTCTATTGAAGTGTTTGCTGGCACTGGTGCTGTTCAAGTTACTATGCCTCTTCATGGCATGGCTGTTGGTGACTTTTTTGACATTGATCGCGTGGGGGCTTTGGGAGGTCTTAACGCCACTCACATGGAAGGAATAGACAAACAGGTAAGCAAGGTTATTGACCTTAATACATTTGAATATACTGCCGGGTCTAATGCTTCCTCTTCTGCTATTGGGGGCGGCTCTGTTGAAATCTCAAGTGCTGCTGCTACCCCAGAATGGTATGAGCAGTCTTACTCTGCTGTTCGCGGTTATCCTGCTGCTGTAACATTCCATGAGGGTCGTTTGTGGTTTGCTGGCACGACAGCACAGCCGGGTCATGTCTGGGCTTCTAAGTCTGCAAACTTCTTTAACTTCGACATAGGCACGGGGGCGGACAGTGATGCCATTGATCTTAACTCTAACTTTGGTGAGTTTTCTCATATCCGTCATCTTGTGGTTAATCGTGATTTACAGATATTCTCTGCTTCTGCTGAGTCATTCATTCCTGCTTTCACTGATAGACCTGTTACCCCAGCAAACGCCATAATCAAGCGTCAGACACCCTACGGCTCGTCCTACATGCGACCACAGCCCTTTGATGGTGCAACGCTATATACGCAAGCCTCTGGCAAGATGTTGGGGTCTTATGTGTATAGTGAGGTGGAGCAAGCCTACAACACAGAGAATGTGTCTGTAACTGCTACTCACCTGATGCGTTCTCCTATTCAATCCGCAAGTATTAAGGGTGGCTTTGACCGGGCTGAGTCATACTGCTTTCTGATTAACAATGATGGCACTATGTCTGTCTTCTACTCTTCTCGTGGCGATCAGCGCGCTGGGTGGATGCTGTGGGATACACCGGGCAAATTCCACAGTGTTTGTGCTGTTGACCGCAATGTCTATTGCATTGCTGTTCGAGATCAGGGCGA